GTTGTCACTAATCATCTTTTTCACCCGCTATGTCAAAGGGATAATTAGGACTATTTTCCTTGACCAAACGGACCACTTTCCTGTATAGCTTCCGACATGATCGGCGGCGTGCGTAGAAAGGCCGGTCGGACGCAGGGCGAACTTGGCGGGGTGCGGTGTGGCAACAAAAAGGTTGCCTGCGCCCCTCGTAGCGTCGCCGGCCCAGGCCCAGGCCCAGGGAGAGGTTTGCGGACTGGACGAGTGGGCGCGCCTGACGTTGGCGCCGTTCGAGCCGGCACCGCATCACGCGCTGCTGCTTGACCGGCTGGAGGACGTGGCGGCCGGGCGCATCGAGCGGCTGCTGGTGCTGATGCCGCCCGGCAGCGCCAAGTCGACCTACTGCAGCGTCGTGCTGCCGCCATGGTGGCTGCTCCGCTTTCCGCGCCACAGCATCATCGCCGCCTGCCACACCGAGGCGCTGGCGCATCACTTCGGCCGTAGCGCGCGGTCGCTGGTGGCCGAGCACGGCAGCCCAGTGGGGTTGGAACTGGCGCGCGACGACCGTGCCGCCGGGCGCTGGCGGACGCAGGGCGGCGGGCAGTATTTCGCCGCCGGGGTGCGCGGGCCGATCGTCGGGCGGCGCGCCGACCTGGTGCTGATCGACGACCCCATCAAGAGTTACGCCGAAGCCGAGAGCCAGACGCTGCGTGACAGCCTGTGGCACTGGTTCCAGGCCGACCTGCTGCCCCGGCTCAAGCCGCGCGGCCGCATCGTCGTGGTGATGACCCGCTGGCACGAGGACGACCTTGGCGGCCGCCTGCTGGCCGGGGCCGAACCCTGGGACGTGCTGCGCCTGCCGGCCCTGGCCGAGGTGGGCGACCCGCTCGGCCGCACTCCGGGCGAGGCGCTGTGGCCCGATTGGGAGGATGCGACGGCACTGGCGCGCAAGCGGCTGGCAGTCGGCGAGCGGGTGTGGTCGGCGCTGTTCCAGCAACAGCCTCGCCCGTCGCAGGGCACGCTGTTCCGCCCGGCGACCATCGCCACGCTGGAGCAGTCGCCGCCCGGTGGTGCCGCGGTGCGCGCCTGGGACCTTGCGGCGACCGAGGCCGGCGCCGGCGGCGACCCCGACTGGACGGTCGGACTGAAGATGATGCGCGGCGAGGACGGGCGGTTCTGCGTGCTCGACGTTGTGCGCCTGCGCGGCGGCCCGCTGGCGGTCGAGCAGGCGATCATGGCGGCGGCCCATGCCGATGGGGCGGAGGTGGCGATTGGGTTGCCGCAGGACCCGGGGCAGGCCGGCAAGCAGCAGGTCGCCTACCTTTCGGGGCGGCTGGCCGGCTGGCGGGTGGTGGCCAGCCCCGAGAGCGGCAGCAAGCTCACGCGCGCCGGGCCGGTCAGCGCACAGACCGAGGCCGGCCTGCTCACTATGGTCCGGGGCGCGTGGAATCCGGCGTTCGTCGACGAACTGCGCGATTTCCCGCATGGCCGCAAGGACGACCAGGTGGACGCGCTGGCCCGCGCCTTCGCCATGCTGACCGCCGCATCCCGCGGCGCCAGGCGGATGCAGATGAACTTGGTCGGGCGCTGACGCCCGCTTTCAGGAAACAAGCATGTTCGAGACGATCTGCAGCCTGATCGGCAGCGATGCCGATTACGACGACCGCGTGCGCCGGCTCGACATCTACCGCCGTGTGCTCGACGGGCGGTTGTACGACGTGCTGCCGTACGAGTTCCACGAGGAGCGCGGTGGCGGCGGCGAGTATATCCCGCTGCGCCAGCGCCGCCCCAGCGTGCGCTACCCGCTGGCCCGCATCGTCGTGGACGATTCGCTAAGCCTGCTGTTCGGCGACGGGCATTTCCCGACCGTCGAGTGCTCCGATCCGCTGGTGCGCGGCGTGCTCGGCGACGTGGTCCGTGACTCCGCGCTAAACGCCGTGATGCTCGAGGCGGCACGGACCGGCAGCGTCGGCAGCGTCGCGGTGTGGCTGCGGGTGCTGCGCGGCCGGGTGTTCTTCGCCGTGCTCGACACCAGGTTCCTGCAACCCGAGTGGGACCCGCAGGAACCCGACCGGCTGCTGCGGGTGAGCGAGCGCTACAAGGTGGCCGGGCGCGTGCTGCTGAGCCGCGGCTACGACGAATGCGAGCCACAATCGCTATACTGGTTCGAGCGGCAGTGGGACGCCGACGGCGAGACCTGGTTTGTGCCGCAGCGGGTCGGCGGGCCGCCGTGCGAGAAGCTGCCCGACCTCGCCCGCAGCGTGCGCCACGGTCTTGGCTTCGTGCCGATCGTGTGGATACGCAACCTGCCCGGCGGTCCTGGCGGCAGCGAAGGGCCGGACGGCAGCTGCACCTTTCAGTGCGCGATCGAGACCACCATCGAGATCGACTACCAGCTTTCGCAGGCCGGGCGGGGATTGAAATACTCGTCCGATCCGCTGTTGCTGATCCGCGAGCCGGCGGCGCCGGACGGCAGCCTGGTGCGCGGCGGCGGCAACGCGCTGGTGGTGGGCGCCAACGGCGACGCCAAGCTGCTGGAGATCAACGGCACCGCGGCACAGGCGGTCATCGACTACGTCCGCACCTTGCGCGAGTTGGCGCTGGAGGGCGTGCACGGTAACCGCGCCAATGCCGACCGGCTGTCCGCGGCGCAAAGCGGGCGGGCGCTGGAACTGATGAACCAGGGGCTGCTGTGGCTCGCCGACCGGCTGCGCGTCAGCTACGGCGCGGGCCTGCTGCAACTCGCCGCGATGGTGGTGCGGGCCTCGCACGCCTTTCCGTTGCGGGTGCTGGGCGAGGCGGTGCCGCCGCTCGACGTGACCGCGCGGCTGACGCTGCGCTGGCCGCGCTGGACCCCGGCGAGTGCCGACGACCGCAGCCGCGATGCGCAAACCCTGCAGACGTTGACTGTGGCGAATCTCATGAGCCGGGAGACGGCGGTGAAGGCGATTGCCGATGTCTACGACGTCGACGACGTGCCGGCGGAACTGGCGCGCATCACACGAGAGGAGGACGCATGACTGACGAACCCAGTCCCGACAACAGGGTGGCGGCGCTCGAGCAGCAGCTGTCGCAGCTGCAGGACACGCATCGCGTGGCGCTGGTGCAGGCCGGGCTGCGCGCCGAGGCGGCACGCGCCGGCATGGTCGATCTGGACGGCCTGAAGCTGCTGGATGCGCGCGACGTGACGCTCGACGCGCTCGGCGAAGTGGTCGGCGGCGTCGGCTTGATGGCGACGATGAAGCGGGCCAAGCCCTGGCTGTTCGGCATGGCCGGACCCGCCGCATCGTCGTCGCACGGCGCCAGCGCGCCGCCCGCGCAGACGCCGGGAACACGGCGCGCCACCGACATGACGCACGACGAATGGCGGGCGGCGCGGGCCGAGCTGCTGCGCCGCCGCTGACACTTCCATCGCTGGCACTCCCACCATCGACAATCTCACGACAGGAAACCTACGCATGGGCATCCAGAACTTCCCAGCCAGCCTGCAGGCAATCATCCAGCAGGGCTTCTTGGAGCGCGAGTTCCAGCAGGCCTTGCAGTCGCGCCTCGGCTACCGCGCGGTCGCCGACCGCGAGCAGTTCAGCGTCGGCATCGGCGAGACGCTGACCAAGACCCGCGCCGGGTTGAAGCCCAGCGTCACCACGCCGCTGGCCGCCGGCGGCAACACCAATCTCGACAACGGCCTGGCTCCGAGCGGCTTCAGCGTCGAGCAGTACACCATCACGATCAACCACTACGCCGCCACCACCGACCTCAACATGGTGACCAGCCGCGTCGGCATTGCCGACCAGTTCCTGCTGAATGCCGCGATCAACGGCGAGCAGGCGGCGCGCAGCCTGGACGAGCTGGCGCGCAATGCGTTGTTCGCATCGTATTTCGGCGGCAACACGCGGGTGCGCGCCACCCTGGCCGCGGCCGGGCCGGCGGTGAGCGTGGACGACATCCGTGGCTTCACCACGGTGTTCGTCAACGGCGTGCAGGCGCCGGTGGGCGGCGCCAACTCGTTGACCGTCACCGTCGGCGCCAACATCTACACGCTGGTCGGCGCAGCGGCCGACTTGGTGAACGTCGCGACCGCTCCGGGCGGCGTCAGCGGCGTGCTGACCTTCGGCGGCTCGGTGAGCGTGGCCGACGGCACCGCCGGCAACACCGTGACAGCAGCTACCGCGAGCGCCATGGCGCGTCCGAACGGACGCGGCAACACCGCGCAGATCGTGGCCGGCGACACGCTCACGATGGGCACGCTGCTGAACGCCGTGGCGACGTTGCGGCTGAATGCGGTGCCGGAGATCGACGGCGCGTTCAACTGCTATCTCGACCCCGTCAGCGCCCGGCAGCTGTTCGCCGACAACGACTTCCGCCAGTTGTTCATCGGCGCCACCAGCGCCAACCAGGTGTTCAAGCGCGGCATGGTCAACGACTTCCTGGGACTGCGCTTCGTGCCGACGACCGAGGCCTACGTGCAGCCGCATCCGGTGATCCCCGGGGCCGTGGTGCGGCGGCCGATCATCTGCGGCCAGGGTGCGCTGATCGAAGGTGACTTTGCCGGAATGGCAGCCGAGGACGTGCGGCCCGGCGACAGCATCGTCAACGTCATCGACGACGTGGCGATGGTGACGCGCGAGCCGATCGACCGGCTGCAGCAGATCATCGCGCAGAGCTGGTACTGGATCGGCGGCTTCTGCACGCCGTCCGACGTCACCACCAACCCGAGCACCATCCCGACCGCGACCAACTCCGCGTTCAAGCGCGCGGTGATGGTCGAGCACATGGGCTGAACTTGAGGCGATCGCGCAACTCGGGAGACTGACACATGGCCTTCTCGGCAAGCGAGCGGACCGACATCCGGCGTCATTGCGGCTACCCCGCCTATGGCGTCGGCGCTTCGGGGTTTCAGGGCTGGCGGTTCTTCCAGGCGTACGGGTTGCTGGAGTACCGCGTGCAGAACCTGGCCGCCGCCGAGGAGGCCGTGGTGCGTGGCTACCTCGTGCAGCTGACGTCGCTGGAGGCGGACATCCCCGCCACGGCGGCGCGGCTGGACACCGAGCAGGCGGCGGTGTGGACGCGCAACCCGCAGGAGACGCGCGACCGGGCGGCGCTGTTCGACGACTGGCGGCGGCGGCTGTGCGGTTTCCTGGGCATTCCCGCCGGCGCGGCGCTGGGCGAGCGCGGCATCGTGATGGTGGTGTGATGGAGCGGGTCCGCATCAACGACGCGATCTGCTACGGCAACGGCGTCGCGGCCCGGTATCTGGGGGCCGCGTGCGCGCTGCACCGGCCGCTCGACGGCGGCCCGGCGATCCGCCCGCGCAACCTGCTGCTGCGGTTGCCGGCGCATTTCGAGCCGCTGCGCCAGCACGGCTTGGGCTATGGCCACCCGCTGCACACCGGGGTGTTCGACGCCGGCTACACGCGGGCCGGCGACTACCTGCAAGCCGCCGATGCCACCTGGTTCATCGTGAGCCAGGCGCTGTTGCTGCCGGTGCTGTGCGTGCGGGCGACGCGGGTGATGAGCGTGATGCGTGCGGGGCAGCCACGCGCGGTCGGGCTCAGCGGCTATGGTGGCCTGCAACGGGCGTCGGCGGCGCTGGTGTTGAACCGGTGGCCGGCGAGCGTACTGGCAGCCGGCAGCGGCATGGAGCGCGCCGAACTGCCGGGCGATGCGGGGGTGGGCGGCTGGAGCGTGCTGCTGCCGGCGTTGACCGACGTGGCGATCCGCAGCGGCGACCTGCTGACCGACGACCTCGGCCGCGCCGGCGTGGTCGCGGCGGCCGAACTGACCGAGCTGGGCTGGCGGCTTTACGTGCGCCAGGCGGCAAGCTGATGGCGGATCAGTCGGACGTCGAACGGGCTCTGGCGGCGATTGTCGCCGGGGTGCTGTAAGCATCCGACGACACCGCCGCTGTGGCGGAGCAGCCGGCTGAGGCACCGGCTACGGATGTTGCCGAGGCAATATCGGCCAACGCACCAGTGACGCCGCCAACTGGCGTGAAGCTGCCTGCCGCAGCCATGCCGGGGCAGGATATCACGCCGGCAAGCCTCGTGCCGCCGCCCGCGACAGCCATGCCGGGACATGATGTCGCACCGGCAAGTCAGGCGCCCTTGCCTGCGACGGCTCTGCCTGGGGAGGCCGTCATGCCGGCGGCGGTGCAGGTGTCGTCTCTCGTGCCGCCTGTCGCTGCGGCGGCGCGCGCGTGGCCGGTAGCCCGGCCAACCGCCGCAACCGCGCCTGCTCCGGTCACGATTGCCGCCTTGCCGGAGCCGTGGACCTCGCCGGCTGCTGCAACGCCTGCGCCGGAACGCTCGCCGTTGTCGCCGGTCAGCCCTGCGACGCCGCCGCCAACGCTGCCGACGCCGCCGGATGCCGTTCCAATCGGCGCGTCGGCGGCAAGGACGATTGCGCCACCAGCGCCGGTCGATTACGCGGCATTTGCGCCTGCGCCGGTCGGACCCGCCTTCATGGCATCCAGCACCGATACAACTTCGTCCCGGCCGCCGGCTCAGCCGGTCGATGACGGGTCCGGCCGCATCGTTGGTGCAAACGCGCTGCCCGATCCGGCGTCGCCGGCGGGGTGGTCCGACGCCGGCCCCGAGACCCGGAGCTTTGCCGCGCCGGCAATGCCGCCTGTGCAAACGTTGTTGACCAGTCTAGCGCCTTTGCCACGCGCCGAAGCGGCGCAAAGTGCGAGTCAGCAGGGTGGTCCGACGCATGGCGACGTGTTCCTGGACGGTGCGCGGGTCGGGCACTGGATGTCGGACACTCTCGCACGCGCGGTGTCCGGCCCGTCGGGCGGCTGCACGGCATTCGATCCAACCATGAGCGCCGCCTGGCCCGGCGCGTTGCAGGGGCGCTGAGCATGTCAGTGTTGTTGCTCGGCCCGGTGGTCTTCGAGGCATTCGAGGTGCCGGCAAAGATCGGCTTCGGCGGCCATCAGCGCATCGTGGTTCACACCCTGCCGGGTGGCGCGCGCGTGCTCGACGCAATGGGACGGGACGACGCGCCGATCACCTGGACGGGCGCCTTCAGCGGCCCCGATGCGATGCTGCGGGCGAGGCTGCTGGACACGCTGCGCAGCGAAGGCGCGGTGTGGACGCTGGCGTGGGACGCCTTCAGCTTCAGCGTGGTGGTGGCCGAGTTCCAGGCGCAATACGAGCGGTCCAACTGGATCCCCTATCGCGTCAGCTGCACGGTGCTCGCCGACAATGCCGCGGCGTTGCTGGAAGCGGTGGCGGGACTGGGCGGCCAGATGCTGAGCGACCTCGCCGCCGCCGGCGGGTTCCAAGGGGTCGATGTCGGCGGCGTGAGTGAGGCGCTGGCAACGTCCGGGCCGGCGGGTCAGGTCGCGGCGATGACCCAGCTCAACTCCGGCATCGCGCAAAGCATCGCCGGAGCCGGCGTCGCGGTGGGAAACGCCGGCGACGTTGCCGCTGCGGTCGCCGGCGCCGGCGCGCTGGCGCAGCTGACGGCGGCGCGCGGCTATGGGCTGCGGGCGCAGGCGATACTGCAGAACCAGGGAGGCTGAGCCATGCAAAGCGTCACGGTCGCTGGCGGCACGCTGTTTCGCGTGGCGCTCGACTGGCTGGGCGATGCCACGCAATGGGTGCGGATCGCGCAGCTCAACGGACTGTCCGACCCGATGCTGAGTAGCCTGGTGACGCTGCGGCTGCCGGCGGTCGATCCCGGCGCCGGGGGCGGCATTGTCAGGCAGTGACGCGGTGCGGGCGCCGCGCCTGCTGGTCCTGGCCGACGGCGTCCCGGTTCAAGGCGCGCTGTCGGCCCGCATCGTCAACACCAACCACTATGGCGCAGATCGGTTCAGCGTCAGCTTGTCGCTGTCCGCCGATCCGTCGATGGGTCCCGCGTTCTGGGCCGCCATCGGCAACTGCACGCTCGATGTGCGGTTCGGGTTCGCGGGCGCGGCCTTCACCAGCCTGGTGCAAGGTCTTGTCGACAGCGTCAACATCGATGCCGTGGCACGGGTCGCTCGATTGGAAGGGCGCGACCGTACTGCGGCGCTGATCGAGGCGCGCACGCAGGAGACGTTCGCCAACCGCACCTCCAGCGAGGTCGCGACGCTGCTCGCCGGCCGCCATGGCCTCGCCGCCGACGTGCAGGCGACCACGACACCGGTTGGCCGCTACTGGCAACTCGAACACGACCATATCACGCTCGACCAATTCAGCCGCGCCACAACCGAGTGGGACCTGCTGGTGGGACTGGCGGGGCGTGAGGGCTTCGATGTGTGGGTGCGCGGCTCGACGCTGCATTTCCGGCCCTCGGCCACGGCGGCAATGCCGGACGCGGTGCTGCGCCCGCAGGCCACGGCGTCTGGTCCGGCCAACGTGACCGCGCTGCACCTGGAACGGTCGTTGACGCTCGCGCGCGATATCGAGGTGGTGGTGAAAAGCTGGAACAGCCGGCTGGCGAAAGGCTTCACCGAAACTGCCCGGGCCAGTCGCCGCGGCGTCACCGGAGCGGCCCTGCAGGAGCCGGTGCAGCGCTATAGCTTCGTGGTGCCCGACCTGCTGCCCGGCGCCGCGCTGCAGCTGGCGCAACGCAAGCTGGCGCAACTGTCGCAGCATGAGCGGGTGGCGGTGGCCGAGATGCCCGGCGAGCTGTCGCTCGATGCGCGCATGTTGGTGAGCGTCGAGGGCACCGGCGGCGACTTCGACCAGAATTACCGGATCGATGAGGTTTCGCGCAGCATCGACGTGCGGCGCGGCTTTCATCAGACGGTGCGCGCCCGCAACGCTTCGCCCGGTCTGGAGGTGCTGTGATGGAGCGGTTCGTGAACGCGATGAAGTCGCACGCTGCGGCCCTCGACCGCGCCACCGGGCAGGCCCGCTTCGGCATCGTCACCAGCGTCGATCCGGCACGCAGCGCCGCACGGGTGGCGTTGCAGCCGGAGGGCGTGGTGACCGGCTGGCTGCCGGTGCTCAGTGCCTGGGTGGGCGCCGGTTGGGGCATGGCGTGCCCGCCCGCGCCGGGCGACCAGGTGCTGGTGCTGGCGCAGGAGGGCGACAGCGACCACGGGGTGATCGTCGGCCGCGCCTGGAGCGATCAGGCGCGCGCCGTGGCGGCTCCGGTCGGCGAGTTGTGGCTGGTCCATGCCACCGGCAGCTTTGTTAAGCTGTGCAACGACGGCAGCATCCAGATGCGGGGCGACCTGCGCGTCGCGGGCGACGTGTACGACCGCCACGGCAGCCTCGACCGGCTGCGCCGGCATTACGACGCGCATACCCATGACGATCCGCAGGGCGGCGCCGTCTCCACGCCAAACCAGCAAGACTGAACAGGAGGATTCCATGGCCGATCTCTGGCATCAGTTCGGTGCCGACCTGCAGGACGGCGTGACCGGCGACCTTGCCGGCGTGGATGGCGGGCTGCTCGGCCAGCAGCGGGTGCTGCGCCGGCTGTTGACCAATCCCGGCGACTACCCATGGCAGCCGGGATATGGCGCCGGGCTGGCCCAGTTCGTCGGCGCCCCGGTCGATGCCGCGCGCATCGGCGGCGTGATCCGCAGCCAGATTTTCCTTGAGGCCGCGGTGGCGCGCACGCCCGAGCCGCAGGTCGATGTGCAGGCGGCGGGCGATGGCAGCGTCTATGTGGCGATCCGCTACACCGACGTCGCGAGCGCCGCCACGCAGGTTTTGCAGTTCAGCGTCGGAGGCCGAACATGAAGTTGCCACTGCAGGATTTTCCCACCATCGTGGGCAACGCCGCCGCAGCCGTGCAGGGCGCCGCGCGCCAATTGCTCGATCTTTCGGTCGGCAGCACGCTGCGGGCGGTGCTGGAAGCAAACGCCAGCCTGGCGCTGTGGCTGCAGTGGCTCATCATGTTGCTGCTGCAGACCACGCGCGCCGCCACCAGCATCGGCCCCGACCTCGACAGCTGGGTGGCCGACTTCGGTCTGCTGCGGCTGCCGGCGCTGCCCGCCGCGGGGCAGGTGCATTTCGCGCGCTTCGTGGCCAATGCCGCGGCCCTGGTGCCGAGCGGAACCGTGGTGCGTACCGCGGACGGGTCGCTGAGCTACATCGTCGTGCCCGACGTGGCGCAGCCGACCTGGAGCGCGGCGCTGGCCGGCTATTTGGTTCCGGCGGGTGTCGCCGGCGTCAACGTGCCGGTGATGGCGGCGGTTGGCGGCAGCGCCGGCAACGTGCAGGTCGGGGCGGTGTCGCTGATCGCCGCGGCGTTGCCGGGCATCGACACGGTCGGCAACGCCCAGCCTCTCGCCAACGGCGTCGACGCCGAAAGCGACATCGCCTTGCGCGCACGGTTCCAGAGCTTCCTCGACACACGTGCGCGGGCCACGCCGCTGGCGGTGGGCGCGGCGATCCAGGCGCAGCGCCAGGGTTTGTCGTATTCCATCGCCGAGAACGTGGCGCCGGACGGCAGCGTGCGCATGGGCAGCTTCCTGGTCACCGTCGACGACGGCAGCGGGACGCCGCCGTCGAGCGTGATCGCTGCCGCGGCGGTGGCGATCGAAGCGGTGCGGCCGGTCGGCACCACCTATGGCGTGCGGCCGCCCACGGTGATCCCGGTGACGATCAGCATGATCGTGACGGTGCTGCCGGCGAGTGCGCACGGCAGCGTTGCGGCGAGT